CATTGATTGCACTAGCAGCGACAAAACTGCCCCCGCCGCCGCCTTCGCACGGCCGGCCATTCCACCAGCCACCGCCACCGCCGCTGTAACCACCGCCCCCGCCGCCGTAGCCGGGGTAAGGGTGAATACCACCCGCACCGCCTCCACCAAATCCGCCGTGAGCGTTGTTGTAAGACCCGTAGACCCGTCTAGTGCCACCCTGCAGCCCATTGCTCCAGCCCTTGCCGTTCCTGTTGGCGTATTGAGGCTGGCTAGAGCCAGAACCGCCCGAGGTAAACCAGACCTCATCACCGTCGCCATTCCAAGCCCCGCCACCGCCTGAACCATTCCACCCGCCGGCTGATTCGCCGCCGTTCCCAGACGTGCCGCCGTTTGACCCGATGTATTGGCTGTTATGCCGCCCGGTGCCGCCAGCAGTCCCAGACTGCCCGCCTTGATCTGTGGCTGTGTAACTGGTGCCATTCGTACCACCGCCACCGCCACCGCCAGCAACTGCAATCAGTGTCTCTGTCGCAGTGTCTGAGTCATACTTAACAACCCAAGACCCACCCCCGCCGCCAGGGTTTACCGCATAGGTTGGTTCCTGACCAACGACAAGCTTGAGGACATCGCCCATGTTTAAGTCGATGTCAAATTGAAGGTAAGCACCTTCTCCGCCAGACGTGCCGCTCGTGTTGTAATTAGTTTTTGCGGCCCCGCCATGGCCGCCCCTGATTTTGAATGTGTAGTTAGCCGTAGAAGGAACAACCCACTGCTGAATGCCGTTGTTCACTGAAAAGTGACTGGAGAGGAAAGCCTGCCCTGCGTATGTGCTTTGACACTGCGCCAACGTTGGGCCGTCTTGGCCTCCGCTCCCGCAGTTCTCGAAAGTGTTTGAATTAAAAAAATAAAGATCTGTTGTAGCTGGGGTATCGTCCCCACCATAAAAATCGCCTAGGTCGATTGTCCCCGATTGAGGAATAGAAGCGTTCGCGGTTGTATCCGGTACATACACACCGCCCCGGTAGTATTCATCAATAGACGTAGGCGCGCTGCCTTGAAACTCACCCTCAACATCGCTCAGACTGATAGCACCAGATGTTTGTAGAACCATTGCTAAGGATGCACAAACCAGGGAAGAAAGATCCCATACGCGCGGAAATATCTCTGGCGCAATAGTGCAACTTGCTGCTCTAGCTCTAGATAGAAAGATTCCTTAGGCTGACGCTGAAAGGCCCACGCCAGAACATTTTCCTCACTGAGCAGGGCAAAGTCCCTGAAATACTCAACATCAAGATCATCTGGAACCAGAAGGTCGACTAGCTGCTTTGTTGTGGCGCTGTAGCCGTCGCTTGTCTTGACTGAACCCTCAACGACAGCTGAAAGGACCACCTGCTGGTGATAGCGGGTATTTTTGACATCTAAAGAGAGAACTTTCCAGGTGTACTCGCTGGTAGGGGCTGCAGGTGCCTCCTGTTGGTGCTCCTCTGTGTAGGGCACTGAATGCTCAGGGATGGTTTCCTTAGGCATTACCTAGGGCCTCCTGGAGCGCTTCTATCTGGGTCTGTTGCTCTTTGATCGCCTCAATGAGCAGGCCGATCATGTTGCCATAGGCCAGGCTTTTGTATCCGTCGTCGCCTGTATGCACAGCTTCAGGGAGGACCGCCTCAACCTCTTGGGCGATAACACCAACCGAACGGCCTGCAGCAGATGCAGCACCATGAAGCCACTCAAAAGTGCAGCCCCTGATTTGCTGCACCTTCTTAATAGGATCAGAGATTGGTCTGATGTCTTTTTTTAGGCGGATGTCTGAGTAGGCGGTGACGTTGCCTGTACAGATCAGTGAGTTGGTGCTGGGTTGCACTTTGATCCCGGCTGCTTTGTAGAAATAGCCCGCCCCGGTAGTGCTTGAATCTGAGAAAAGCAGGAAGTGATCGCTAGCAGATGTGCTAGCCGTTTGGGTCGGCTTTGCGCCTACTTCGCAGATGTAATCATTCATGCCGACGGTCTGGCGGCCATACAGCATCCCATCCGCAACATTCCAGGCAACCTCCCCCTGCGCCAAATCGTTAACAGCCGGCTGGGATGCTGCTGTGAAAGATCTTTTGAGGACGATGGTATTTGCCATCAGTAGGTCCCCCCATCAATCTCTAGGTCTGGGATGCCTAGATTTGTTCGTGCTCCGCTGGCTGTTGTTGACCCTGTCCCACCATCAGCAAGGGCTAGCGTCCCAGTGATAGAAGAAGCGCCTAGGTCAACAGCTACCTCAGTAGACTCAATCACTAGGCCGCCATTCGCCTTGAGATCGACAGAAAAGACAAGGCCTGTCTTATCTAATCCATCACCAGCCGAAACCTCACCGGTTGACGAGAACTGCGTGAATGAAAGGTTGTTGGTCCCAACAACCGCGGAGCCTGTATTTGATGTGCAAACAAAGCCGCGATCCGCTTGAGTCGTGCCGCTTTCAATAAAGACAAAAGCACCGGCCGCATTAGCCCCTGTGTCCAAGTCGTCAGCGCGTGCCCAGGTTTGCGCTGAAACTACATATAGACCGTTGGCACTTGCAGAGCTCTGATCTTTAACTAAGACGCGATCCCCCGCAATAACCGAAACGCCGTCAACCATTTGGTTACCGCCGAGTGTGATGTTCGCTGTCGTCGCGACTCTTGCGGAGTCCTTAACTGCGAGGCCCTGAGCAACGCCATCAACGTAGGCTTTGTTTGCCCCGTCCGTGTCAGCTACGCACGTTGCAAGCCCAGTGATTTTCTGGGAGCCGAACGCCACAGACGACGTAGGGGCTGCCATCTGATCAATGCGGCTGGTTCTGACTTGAGTGTCAAAATCGCTGATCTTTACCGCTAATAGCGTTGGTATGTCACCAGCAACCAAGCTGCGGAAGGTTGGCGCAGCTGCTGTGCCTGAACTAGGCCCAGCTAGGACGGTGTTGGCTGTTCTAGTGTCTGTCTTGCTGAAATAGTGGCCCGGCCCGGCGATCTTGATAACTGACGTTGCACCCCCTGAGCCGTCATCGCCTAGGCCGTAATACAGAGAAAGATCACTGCTGTTTTCGTTGAAAGCAAGCTCACTCGGCGCGAGAGATGAAGGGGCACCGGCCTGGCCGCTAGCCGCCCTCTTCTTTATGCGGATGACGTTCGCCATGGCTCAAAAATTGCCCCCGGTAACAAGTGTTTGCGTGGTCCAGGTCGAGTTAGCAACAAACTCGCCGGCGTTGCTGTCATAGTAGATAATTGATTTGTCTACGACCCCAGAGTCGTTGAAATTAGTCCCCGAAGGCCCTGGGGGGCCAGCAGGCCCAGCGGCAGAAGCGGTGACAACAACCGCAGAAGGTGCAGAGACAACCGTTGTCTGATTGCCCTCTGTGATGCTGACAGTGTTCTGGCTTGTGGTTACGTTTACTGTCGTCATGATGAGTAACCCTGCTGGACAGTGACAGTCCCTGTCAGGAAGTAGTCGCGGTGGCCAGCTGAATTAGCAACCAGCACGTCATAGTGAACAGAATCAGGCAGCGCTGTTGTCTGAGCATCTGACAAGCTGATGTCGACCTTCCCCGCCGCACGGTCGACATAGGACACAGCGAAATCAGCAAATTTTTGCGTTCGTGCTTTGTCCCAGCATTGCGCGGTGACAGTTGAGCCCACAAGACTGATGGCTGCATCGTTGCCGTCTTTGAATTCCAGCGACAGCGAATGATCACTGCGCCTGACGACCTCGAAATTGTGAACGCCCGGCTTAATCCCCATCAGCCTCTGTGCCCTCTTTAGAGGTTAGTCACTGGCCAAGGTCACGCCGTCAGTGCCGACCTTCTCCAGGGTGATGGTGGGGTTTTCAACGTCGGCGACTGTGGCCCCTTCTGCCAGGGTGAAAACAGGCCGTGAACCATCGCCATGGTCTGGGTTAATGACGACCTTGGTGTAGTCGAAGAGGCCGGCCCCCCATTCCTCCATCTTCCCGGTGAACTTGTAGGAATAATTATCAGCCATTAGCCGGTTGTGATTGCAAGGGGTGTTACTGGGTAATACCCATTATTGTAGGGTTTGCCCATCGCGTAGCTTGAATTATATCCGCCGACATAAACAGTCCCAGACGCGCCAAGGAAAGTGTATGAAAGTGTGCCTGAGTTGTAGGTATTAAACATAAAGCCAGTGCCCTGCTCAGGCTGTTGCAGCCATCGCGCAAAGTACCACTCATAAGTTACCCCGCCGGTGCTGTTGTCTGTGTTGTTCATGTTCACGCCTTCGTTTAAGACTTCCTTCCCACAAGTCCAGCAAGTGCCGCGGCTGTCAAGCATCACAACCGTGCTGTAGTTGTGATAACCATCTGAATCAGAGAAGAACGCGCAGGGGTTGCCCATTGGCCGCCATGAGGTGCCCGCTTGGCTGCCATACCAGATCGTGTTTCCACCGCTCAGCTCGTTGCTATAGCCGATGGTTTCATTTGCCCCAGTGACCGCACTGGTCGCCAGCTCAGTGTCCCCATAATCGCGATATTTGATCTGACGGCAAAACCAAGACTCGTCGGAAGTCCCATTAGCGAATTGCCCGCTAGCTGATGCCGGGCTAGTGGTTGCAGTTGTTCGTCCCAGCTGGCCATTGGCGTTGTTCCCAAAGCTGTAGGCAAGCCGACGCCCTCCGGCGCCCTCAGTTATCAGATACGTCTGAGCGTTCCAAGAGCTGCCAAACAAATACATTGCTAGGACCTTTTCATTCGCGACATCAGGGTGATCTGTCAACTTGGTGGGGTTGGTGATGTTCTGGGCTGTCAATGTCTGATAAACGCCGAGATATTCGCCGTGGTCCTTGGCATAGCCACATGCAAACACCTCACCCGTTGTAGTTAAAAACAACGTGTGACACCCGGGGTAGCTTGTTGTGTACCAGTCAGTCGTGATGACGTGGACAACAGCTTTTTGGTATAGGCCGTTGGATGTCATGGTTGTTAATGACTCAGGCGCATTTGTGGTCGTTGTATTCATGATGCCCAGCTGGCCATAAGCGTTGTAGCCCCACCCATAGCACTTGCCCGTGCCAGTAATTGCAAACGCATGGCCATAATTAGACCCGCCGGCTGTTATGTAATAGACAGGCTCATTGCCAAATCTGACCGGGTCAATTCGCTTGGCATAGTGCTGAGCTCCGCCTGTAGTATTGATGCCCAGCTGGCCATAAGCGTTGTCTCCCCAGCTGTAAACATAGCCAGCATTGTCTACGGCGTAAAATGTAACCGTTATGTTCCCGCCTGCGATACCAGCTCCCCCTTGATGCGAACAGGCAAAATGAATAATCTTCGGCTTGCTAGTGCCTGTCAGATGTGTTCCGTCAGTATTAAAAAACTGCACCTCAGTTGGCACATGAACAGAAGCGCCAGACCACCCGTTACCTAGCAGTGCGGAGGTTCCACCATAGCCAGCGACAAATAAACATCCGTTTTCTGTCAGATAATGATTAAACAATTCATGCGGGTAATGTTCTGCAACCTTTGGCATTGCGGGATAAGGGGAGAACATGTTGGCTTGCCAAGTAGTCCCAAAAATCGACCAACGCTCAGTACCATTACGCCTAGTAAAGCTCTCTTGCGGTGATGCTGACGCCATCGGCAGAACTTTAATGTCAAGAGTGCTAAGCGATGAGTCGCCAAAATAGAGCTCATGCAACCACTTTGGCGACCTTAGGCTTACGCGAGTGGGCTCGTATAGTGAATAGTTTTTGGTGCTGATTGACCAGTAGTAGCTTGTCCCCCAGACGAAAACATCGCCATTAGTAGAAATAAAGCTGGAGCCATTGGCCTTGCTGAAAGAAGTTGTACGAATATTCCCGCGCCCGTAAGTATCGATCAGGTCATAGGAGAGGATACTGGTTGAATGGTAGATATTAGTCAGAGGGATATTCACTGCTCGTGTATATACGTTGTACAGGTTCATACCCAGCTTGCGGCCCTTCACCTGGCCGCGCGTAACACTGCTGGCTAGCTTGCTTTTAGTAACAGCCCCGTCAAGAATTTTGGCTGTAGTTACAGAGTCATCAGCAAGAGGCAGAGACGTTGTCAAAACGTCCCATGCGCCGCCGTAGTAACCCTCAAAGCGCGCCTGCTCACTATTCCAGCGAAGCATTCCTGCAGCCGGTGAGCCGGGCCGCTGCGCGTCTGTCCCACTGGGCAGCTGAATGAAAGACGTTGCAGTGATCGAAACACTGCCGGAGAAAGTAGCCGCACCAGTGAAAGCCGGCGCTGCCTTAGTTGCTAACCCCCAATTCTCCGCACGGTCGCCAATAACAACCCAGCTGCCTGCCTGCTTTTGTTTTATCTTGCCGTCGCTGGCATCGTAAAAAAGCTGGTTTTCATACGTTGTAGAGGGAAGCGTGGCAACGCTAGTTGCACCACCGCTGCCGGCTTGCATGCTGGCAAGAGACTGCAGCGCGCCATTTACAGTGTTGCGGTATGTAAGCCCGTCGCTATTGGGAGCATTCAGATCAGACTTGGGCATTCTTAAACCTGGGCTCCATGACCTGATGCAGTGTAGATAATGTCACGGGCAACGCTCTGACCTGCGCTGCTGGTACAGGTAAAGCTGAAGCCGGTCCTAGTAACACTGCTTACCGTGACGAAATCACCGCTCTGCATGCTTCCGTCATTGATGGCTGCACTGATCGTCGGGGGCTCATAAAAAGCAGACCCAAAGGTGACCGCCTGCAAGCCTGCTGCCCCTGTTGCGCTGGCTTGCTCAGAACGCGCGGCTAGATAAGCAAAGGCCCCTAGCTGACTGATATGCACGTTTTCGTTTGTCGCGGCAGATGTCGCCTCTAGCTTAAATTTGAAATGTGAACCGCGGACCACAGCATTCTGTAGCTCACTGAATGCGCTATATGTGACGCCATCAGTTGAGCTTGAAACGTAGAGCTTTGCGTTGACGTTCTGCCCTTCGATGCCGTCGAATTTTTCGCGCGCATCAATGCCGGGAGGGCTGGGCCATGTGTCGATGTAATCGTTTGCGATGTACGGATTCGACGTGATGCGACGCGTTAGGTTCACATCAAAAACACCGGCGGCCAAGGTCAGCAAACCAGCAGTGCTGAATTCATAAGACCCGCTAGGCGCAACACCGCCCAGAAGGTCCATATTTCCGATTAGATCAACACCGGGGGGATTGGCCACCTCATCAATCAGCCCAGCAGCAGCTAGGGCAATCCCAGGCGTACCACCAACGGTTAGGGCTGACATATTGCTGAGGGTGCCGTTAAAGGCCGTCTCCTCTGCAACAGTGCTAATCAGTTTTGATTGCTGGACCTTTGGGGCTGTAACTGGTAGAGCAGCGGCCGTTTCACTGCGTTTAGCAGTTGCGCCGGTGCCGATTTGAAATTTCAGGAAGTAAGTCCCATCAAGCAGAGGGACAACCTTCTGCGTCTGAGAGCCAACAACAACCGCAACGTCTTGAGCGCTTGCAAAGGTGGCAGCGCCCCCCGTGGCTGACGTGTGCCGGATGATCACACTTCCTGCTAAGACGATCTCCTGCTGTGTCGAACGGTCCCAAGTGATGATGGCCTGAGTGTCACTGATGGGGAGCAAAGATGCGCCCGTTACATCATCAGGTAGGGAAGGGTTCCCACTGTGCTGATAGGTCAGGGCAGACGTTGCATTTGACGGCCTACCTGTGGCATTGAGGCTTTTGATCTCGATTTCATAGCTACCCTCTGTGGCCTCCAAAATGTCAGCCGATGGACCCGCAACCTCAAAGGTCACCCAATTTTGCTGTTGGTATCTGTAGCGGACCTGATAAGAACTGACCCCAGCTACAGGCTCCCAGGCAAGCTTAATTTTCTGCAGCAACAACTCACCGACGACATAAAAGCGGGACTCTCCGCTGATAGTGCCAGGCGCTGCAGGGGCATATTCAGTGACCGTAATGTTGCGATTTTGCAGGGCCTCCCCGCGCTCAATGTGGTTGTATTTGCTGGCGTTGTAACTAACAGCGTTGAATAGATACAGATGCGGCTCTTTCTCCTCAATCGATACAATCCGCCAGGTAGAAGGCTGAAGAACCTCCCCGCCTGTTGTTTCCAATAACCAGACGGCGTTCTGTGCTGGCGTGGTACTAAACGGACTGATCAGATTGAGCTGGGCGCCATTGCTACCTGTGACCTCGCGAGACTCAACGCTCCCATCAGGCAAAACAACAGAGAGCGTGGCGACTGTCCCTGTCGTGAACACAACGGCTGTCTCTGATGTGTCGTCAATAGTGACAACACCGCTAGAGGCTGAGACCAAACGGCCACCGCGCCTGCTGACGCTGCGCATACGGTCGGCAACCTCGATCACATGGCCAGGCCGTAGGACACTGGCGGCGTCGGCGCTGGACTCAAAGCTGATGACCTGGCCCTCTTGCGCTTCGCTATACAGAAGCCATTCGCCTAAACGCTTTGCCTGGCCGCGGCTAGTACAGGCAAACGCCTTTATCTCTGTTTGCACGACCCCGAATTTTGCAATTGCGGCGTGATCCTCTACGACCTCATAGGCGATTTCTTGAGACTCGATATCTAAATAAGAGACAACACAGACTGTGTGCCTTGCTTTGATACTTGTGCCTTTGTAGTTGAACCCCTTATCGGTGACGTTGGCCTGTGTGAAAAGATAAGCAGCGTCTTGCGGGCTGTCTTGTGAAATAGTCAGTGAGCCGCTTGACCAGTAAGGCATGCAGCGCATGACGCTAGACAGATCATTGATTAGACGGAACGCCTCATCACCATTACTCAAAAGAACATTGCAACTGAAGCGCGGCTCAAGCCCTCCGCTGGAATCGTTGACAAGTTCGCTGCTGTACTTAGACGCCGCATAGAAAGCGAATAGATCCAGATCAGACTCTGAAATATGAGACCCAAAGCCTGACCGGGATGTCAGAACGTCAAACAAGATCCAGGCCGGATCTGATGACCACGCCTTAGCTGATGAAAGCGTGCCGTCGAATATGTAGCCGGCTGGATACACAATCCGGCCGTTGTCATTATCTACGGTAACGCCGTTGGGTATTTTGACCTTCTTTCCCCGTAACTTATAGCTGCGGGCAGGGATGCTGCTTAGCTGCTCACTATCAAGCCTCAGCGCAACAATTGCACTGTGTGGGTAGCGTAGTTTTTCGTAGATTAGCTCTGTGTAAGAGGACCAGACCAGAGAATTTTGCAGTGATGTTTGATCTGTTGAGTCTGCCGTTGATTTTGTGACGCGTATGTCAACACCGCTCCAGCCAGTGTCTGCAAGATCAATCCTGTAGCTTCGCTGATACCTATCAGCCGTCCTGCCTGTGATCTGATCTGTAAATTTATCCTCCCATGCTGTGCTAGGCGCACTGCCTCCTGTGTAATAGACAGCAACTGTAAACTCTACGCTTGCCCCGTAAATGTCACCCAGTGAGCTAAACGATTGCAGGGCCGGGACAGTCAAAGTCAGGCGGACTGCGTCAACATTTTGGGATGTGATCGATGCAGTGATGGGCGTCCCTGATTGAACCTCAGTATTGACTGAAAATTCAGTCTCAGGGCCAACAGCAAACGTGGCCACAGGGGTGACGCCATTTGACAAAGGGTTGGCACTTGGGTCTAAATTATCCGCTTGCTCAAAATCCAGAAAACTGGGAATGTACGTCTGGCTTTGTGTGCCTAATCGATACTGAAGCCCCACCTCCTTAAAATTGAAATCTGCATCTGTAGGGGAGTTGACATCAGCGCCAGCAGCAAGGATTGATGTCCCGTTGAGGTAAACGTCTTTCAGGGCTGCGTTTCTATAAGCCGCACTGCCGGGTGTCAGGCCCAAACGGCTAGGCGTTGCAAATCCCTCGATCTCACCCTCACTGACCAGATCAAAGAAAGAGAGATGCTGTTTGCTCGCCAAACTGTCAGCAGTCCTGACAGGATTCCGCACGGGCGCAATGATATTTTGCGTTACGTGCTGATGGACAATGACAGGCCGGCGGCGTCCCATTAGGCGGTTACTTGCTCAGTGTCAAAACCGGCAGAAATCACAATGCTGCCAACGATGGTCTCACCATAGGCAACGCTGATCGGGACACCAACACGGCTTACGTTTTGGATACCTGAAAAGCTGTAACTCTTCTGGGGATCAAATTCAGATTCACGCGTGGTAGGCATCGCCCGGCCGCCGCTGAACGATGAAGCACCAACCGGCCCAGCAAGCCCAGCGGATGAAACATTAGGGACAGGCGTCAGCAAAGAAGCCACACCACCTAGCGCCAAGCTCGCGCCAATGCCCACCATGGCGGAAGCAATAAGAGGAACACCAAAGCCACCGGTCAGGACGCCAACAGCAACCAACGCGATCCCGCCAAGAATGCGACCGATTGCACTGCCACGGCCGCCAGCACCTGAGACCACCGGAATGATGCTGATCGTCTGCTGTCCGCTGGGGTTGGTTAGTTCATCCTCTGCCAGGGCATAGCTGCCGGCCTTCACTGTGTACCTCTGGTCGGCCATATGGCGTTGCAGCTGCGGGAAGTTGCAAAGCAGAAAACGCATAGCCTCAGCCGCACTAGAGACAGCAGCAAAAAACCTTCTACGGCCTAAGAACTGAGCCAGATGGCCATAGACGCGAATCTCTGCCACTAACCAATTGCGACTGTCTCCAGCGTAGAAACGCTGCAATGACGCAGCCTCTGAACAGTTGAGGATTGCAGGAAGGCCCCGTACAAATCACGAGACGAAAGACGGCCCTTTAGATGATGCAAAACCTCCATGTCTCCCAGATACACACCGACGTGGTCAGGGCCTGTCCCGTGCATATCAAATAGCAACGCATCGCCATAGCTGAGCTGCTCATCAGGCTCAAGCTCTCGGAAGCCGGCTAGGGGCCAGCAGTCGCCGAACATCGGCGCTCTCATGAAATCCTCAAAGGTGCGCGGACGTTGCCAGTCAGGCAGCTCTATGCCATGGAGCGCGTAGAAATCGCGCGTGAGAGTCCAGCAGTCTGCATAGATCCAAGACCAAACGCGACCAATCAAAGAGAGCCGTTGATGCTGAGGCCTGCAGACGCCCCATGAGCCGCTCAGGACGCTGTAAATGTGCCAAGGGAGGCCTAAGGCATCGCAAGCCTGTTGATCCTCTCTGCTGGGCTCTGGCGGTGTCTGCGGGTGCGAATGGATAACCGCGGTGATGTGCCCCTCATCCTCAGCAGAGGCCCAATCCTCTGGGTCAATGACGAACGTGTCGCGCGGCTCTGTTGAGATGTTCTTGCATGGCCTGTAACGCTCTCTGCCCTTGATGACCACAAGGAGCCCAACAGATTCGCAGGGAGCCTCACGCGTTGCGTGATCAGCCGCCAATTCTTGCCAGCTCACTGGCTATAGGTCCCAACGCCAGGGAACGACCCAAACGGCAGGGCCTGATCAGGAAAGCGGGCCCTGCAGCTGCTAAGTCGTTTTCCGCATTGGTCGAGCGCTGCGGTAGTCGTCTGATCGTTCTCGTCTAAGTAGGTAGTGCCGCTGTAGCCGCAAGTCTCCGGGTCTTTGTAGACCCACTGGCAGATTGCAGAAATGCACTGCCGCTTGGGCGCGCGTACGCCTGCAAGATCAAAAACGCTGGCTAGCTCCCATTCGATCGTTTCCCTGTCCTCAAAAACCTTGCGGTCGACGAAAAAGACCTGTCTTGGCCATTCAGCGGTCGCGTCTGCGTCAGGGTTGGTGCTGCTGAAGTTGGCACTATCTAGGAATCGGGCCATCGTTCTGATCCTTGTAAAGGTGGCACCGCCCAGGTCATTGTTTGGGGTTACGGCGTTAACAGTAAGCAGGATCTGAGAGAAGGTAGTTTGCTGGCTGTTGTTAACCGTTCCCAGCGCGTTGGAAATACGCAACCGCGGCCGGGGCAACTGCCCGTTACCAGTCAGATCAAATCCTGAAGCCTCAACAGGGAAGCGCTGATATGTGTTGCCATTCCATACAACATCGGCACCAGCGCTCAATTCATTGACGCCCGCATGGAAGCGATATAGGGCAGTGTCACCGTGCAGATCTTGCTTCAGCTGCAGCTCATACAGCTCAATGACTGCGCTGGGGTTGACCTTCTGTAGCTCAGCGTGAGGAATGGCCATTACGGATCAAAAACCTGTCGGAACGTTGCGGTGATGGTGTTTCTGCCGTTAACGGGGATTTGCTTTGTCCAAGCGTCGCAGCGCCACTTATAGGCTGATGACTCGTCAGGTGGTGACCAGTTAAAAGCAGCGCCATCATCAGCGCGACTGTCTAAAAAGTTTTCAATGGACGCAGCCTCAACGTCTGTGATGTTGCGAAACGTCAAAGTCCATTCTGCAGGGTTTTGGTTTAAGCCCCACCTCAAGACCTGTTCGTAGCCATCACCGAACTGAACCCTCTTCTGAGTCGGTTGGCGCTTTTTTGTAGCCCCTAGGGCAGGTGCAATTGCTGGAAATGTGCTTGTCATCAGCTGAGAAGGCCTCCTGGGCGTTTTTGTGCAATCAGCTCCTCTCTGACAGCAACACCGATGGCATCGCCTAGCTGACGGCTGCGCGCATTGTCGCCCTCAACTTGCGTCCCGCGCGCGTCGACGTTCACAACAACGTTACCGGCTCCGCCTGAAGCCTCAACGCCTAGACGACCGTTTGCATGGCGCCTAAGGGGCATGACAGCTTCAGGCCCGGCTTCGCCCATCAGGCCCATGCCATTAGCCATAGGAAACAACGTTGGCCGGCTCACAATTCCGCCCTTTGCATACGGGACGATTGAGCCGCCTTGAAATACGTTGCCATCCGCGCTACCGATCACAGCCTTTAGGGCGTTGATCATGGCAAAGCGCATGAAAACACGGGACAGATCAGACAGCAGTGATGCTGCAAACTCTTGGAAGCTTTGCTTACCAGTGATCAAGAAATCTGTGAACGCGTCGCTGAATTCGCCAACAGCAGAACTGAGTCGGTTGCCTAGGTTCTCTGCCAGATTGCCCATCTGCTCTAAGCCATCACGGAACGACTGATCAAAAGATTTTGATTCGTCCTTAGCGTTGGCAATTGCTTTAGCGAGCTGCTGCTGCGTTTGTATCTTCTCAGTGCTGAGTTGGACCTGTAGCAGCTGCGCCGCCACTAGGGACTGTTCAATGCTCACGCCGCCCTGCATCTGCCGGGCATGCTCTGCATACAAGGCATTTCTGCGCTGGTCAGATTCAAGCTGGATGCGCTTGATTGCATCTGTCTCTAAAAGGATCTGCTGCTCTAAGTTGGCGCCGCTTAACCGCTGATGCAGGTTTTCAATCTGTTTGCGATCAGCCGTCAGTGCAGCCGCTGCAGCTTCTAGCTGACGTTCCCGGGCCTGCAAAATTTGTTGCTCTAGACGATCCCGCTCTGACGCAGACGATCCAAGGCCTGCCGTTAAAGACGGCATCTGAAAAACGCTTTGATTATCGCCCCCGCCGTAATCGCTTGGCGCCTGCTTGGCTGCGTCTAGGAGTTGCTGGAATTGCTCAATATTCTTGCTAAATCTGTCCGCAAATCCTGCCTGATATTGCTTTGAATTTTCTTGCAACGCCCCAAAATCAAGACGCCTCATCGCATCAACGGCACGAAAAAACGCAAAATAACCACGAACCGTTTCTTCCATAAAACGGCCAGTGGCCAGCGCAGCTATGGCGATTCCCTTAAAGCCATTTATTACAAGATCAAAGAATTTCGTCCAGTCGTCTTCAGTGCTAAAAACTTGGCCAAAAACATCCATAGTGGTGAGTAGTGCTGGCAATAGTCGATCAGTCAGCGTCATTCCCATGCGCTCAAAACCAATCTGCATTTTTGTAATCTCATCGTTGAAAAGCTCTGCGTTCTGCGCAAAGTTCTCACTCAGCTCATAATTAAATCGCTCCAGTGACTCAGACCCGCCATTCAGCAAAGTGATCATCTGGGCGCCACTTTCCCCAAATAGGTCCATTGCAACTGCAGCCTTTTCTGGGCCATTGGGCAAGGCTGCGAACTTGTCGGCAAGCTCACCCAGCAACTGATCAGAAGCTTTTAGGGTCCCGTCTTGATTGGCAACGCTAAGCCCCAACTTGCCATAGGCTTCTGTGTAAGTAGCAACGCCCTTGGCGGCCTGTGTTTGCGTACGCGCGAAAAGACGCAGGCCGGCAGTCAGCTGCTCTTGAGAAACGTCCGCAAGCTTTCCAGCATTGACCAACGCTTGCAACTTGTCAGCAGCGATCCCCGTTCGCGTGCTGAGCTTGCCCATTGCGTCGGCCTGATCAATGGCGCTCTTTATTCCTGCAGCAAACGCCCCGGCGCTCATCGCAACGCCAAGTGCAGCGAAGGCTTTGCCAAGCCCTTGGACTGCTAACCCAGCATTTTTGACCTTTCCCTGCAGCCCCTGCATGGAATTGCCAAGACGCTTGATGTTCTCAGAGCCTTTGGTCTTGGCATCGATTAGCAGCCGGAACACTTCTTTCATTTGCTGCCCCGCTCGTTAATGATTTGGACCGCCGCCGCTTCCATGATCTGCAGATCCTCCAGCACGCCAGCGTGGTCTTTTACCCCATACAGTCTAAAGATCCAACGCACTGCCGAATAATCAAGCCCAACAACCCCCGACGTACTGACCCGCCACTGAGTCTGGCACCTCAAGAAACATTCAACCGCCGTCAGATGTTCCTCCCACACTTCAAAATCTTGAGTGTGTTGGTCTAGGTCCAGCTTTACCCCCCAGGCCGCCGCGTCTTGTTGGAGCTTTGCGGTTTGGTCGCCGCCTAGCAGATATTCAGCAGCGCCCCTTAGTTTTTTGCTTTCGCCCCGTCCCCTGTGTACATATTGACCACTGCGTAAGCAATGGCGCTAGGTACAAACGGATTCTCTAGAAGCTCTTCTAGCTCCTCATAAGAAAAGGCCACGGGCTGCCCGCTTTCGTCTAGATAGTCTTCCCAACCGACGACAAGCTCTCGCGCTATGTCGTCATCGTTCAAATCCCCGGCCTGACTCTGTTCGATAATCTCACGCAACCTAGAGCGCTTGATGATCGAAAGCCTGACCTGCAGTGTTTCCTCAGTAAATCCGCCCCCGTCCTGCGGCGTGCTGACACTGACAGGGGTGAGAACGTTGCTGGTCTTTTTGCGGATTAAAGCCACATAATTAGCTCTAGTACGTCCACACTAGCCGTCAATCAGTAGACCTCGATTTTGTATTCATCAGACCCGCTGGTAGAAGGAAGCGCGCGGAATGGCAGGGTCAGCATCTGAATCCCATTGTCGTCTGAATAGCTAGGAAGTCCTAGGTCAGTGCGCGGCACTGTGAACTTAACGCGATTCCTAGCTGTAGACCCATGAACAAAAGACGTGCTGCCGGTGATCTCGCCGGTTGCCTTGGCAAAATAAGCGGGAGTTACAGAATCCCCAGGGGCCTCAATAGTGCAGGAGCCTTCCGAGCGCCGGTCCGTAATCAAGACTTCCTCAGGTCCACCCACTAAGGAGCGATACACCACAGAAGCCCCCTGATCAAAGCTGAAAGACTGAGCCGCTGCAGTTTGACCGTGAACGATGAAACTAGATGAGTTGGCGTTTGTGAATGCTTCCGCGACGGCATAGTCAGGCTCACTTCCGCCTGGAGGGGTGACCGCTGTTGGCTCGTGATAAATCCCCTGCATTGAGAAAGTGATTGAGGGGATTGCGCCGACTTCACAGGACAAACTGAAACTCCCGCGCGCGCCTGTGACCTTGTGCTGGACGTTGTCTAGCAGGTAATAAATCGTCAGCCCTTTGATGCTGGCAAGGCTGCTGAGGTTTTGCGGCTCATACGTGACCGTGTCATTTGTTGAGTCTTGGTCCCCTACTAAGGCCGAATCAGACAAGGTAGAAGAATGCCCACAGGCCTGCATCAGAGCATCCCACTGAGGGACAACAATGGGCTGACCAGCACCGCCAGGGCCGGCCAGCTCAACTTCGACAGTCAAAGACACTGTCTTATTGGTCAAGATCTGGTCGTAGCTGCCCGTATATCCACGGATCAGCTCACGATCGATCACATCAGCCTGGAGCGGCTGGACTTCCAGGCTTTTTGCAACCACTTTGGAGCAACTGCCGATGGCAATTGCTGTCCCGTAGGTGCTCTCAATCCCTACCAGCAGCAGGGCCTTCGCTGTTCTCTGCATGCTCTACCACTGCGCAGACGTATGAGCACACTGTAATCAAGCCGCTTGCGACAGGTCCGTTTCGCGCGTTCTATACCTGATCACATATTCACAACCGATTACACCTGCAGGCTGATCAGCATCAACAATTTGCAGCGAATGAGGCCCGGGTACAACGTCAAAACACAGCCCGCTCAATGTCACATCAGCTGTAATTTTGTTGTGCAGGCTTTCAATGATGGGGTCTGCTATTTCGTCAGGCTTGTCGCCCCTTACAACGACAGACACAGTCACCGTCAAATCCCATGACAGGGACGTTCCGGCACTGACGCGATCAGGCGAATCTGTCGACCATTCGACGATCAGAGCGGGTGTCTCAGCCCTGCTCAGCGCGACAGCCCGGCTGCGATAGATACGCGTGCTGACGCCCGTTGTACCAGCCAAAGCCGACACAACGCCATCAAGGATGTTTTCGCGGCGTGTTGTCATGATTTCTGCAGTGATAGCTCACAGAGCATCCCGTCATCTTGTAGCCGCGCTTCGCGCACCGTATAGGCCACTGAATCAACGGTTATAGATGCGCCCGCCGTCAGGGCTGCAAAAACAGACGCCTCACAGATAAAGCTGTAATCAGTGCTCATGATCACCTCGCCAACTAGCACCTGAGAGGGCGTGTCAAGAATCCCCCAGCCAGACTTTGTGCCTGACTCAGCGAAAACCCCAACGTCCTTAAGGAAAGGGGCCAGAGATTCACTTATCCACATCGGCAGCCTTCCGCTTTGGTTTGGCTGGTGCTTTGCCCTCAACAGCGCGGCCCATTGCAATCAGCCTGTTTGCAATGTCGACGGGGAATTCATAGGTCTTACCAGGCTCCACAGGCTGGCCCTGCACAACGCAGGCGCGTGTCATTTGGACGTACATAAGAAAAAAGGGCCCCGCAGGGCCCCTGTGAGGATGGTTTAAGCGGTGATGTCGAGAATCGCAGCGAACGATTCGGCACGGGTGACGACCATGTCCATGGTGGTCACAGCACGGACTGAAGTCAGCATCTTGGAGAAGTCGTCTGAATCTTCCCCTAGCGTGATCTCAACACCTGACCCCCAGAGGCCGACGACGCAATCATCAAAGTTGCCATAAAGCATGGCAGAACAGTTGCTGCTGCTTGTGCCTTTGGTCAGATTCGACGGAACCTGATTACTAGGCAGGATGGGATAACCGTTGATGGCACCTGGAGTAGGGCCGCGGCCAATGGCTGATAAATCGGTGTTGTAGAGAAACACACCATCACCAGCAGCAGAACCGCCAGCGCGCAGTTTCTTGAGCTGCGTCATCACTTTGGAATTGGTCAGATAACCAAGATTGCCGGTCAGGGCATTGTCTTGGCCTAGCTCATTCTCTAGGTCAATCACCGCCTCCATGGTGATATTTCCGCCATTGGTCCCCATGGCAACACTGCCGATTCCGGTGGTGTTCAAAATGCCGGTTGGTTGACCATTAGAGCCTGAACCACTCAAAAGTGCCAGATCAAGCGCTAGCCGGATTTTCTTGTTGAGATCATCGCGCACCAGATCTTCGATGCCTGGCGTTGTCTGCTGCATCGTCTGGCGCGAGAACTTACTAAGAGCCGCTAACTGCTTTGGTGCCATTGACACCTGATCGAACGTACTCTCTGACTGTGTAATTGCTGTTGTCTCTGTTGAGATCCAGTACGCAGTTGAACTCCCCGAACGGCGCGGGATGTCAATATTGCCAACTAAGCCCGACAAGATGCGCGGCCCCATTGCCATGACGCCCTCATTGTTGGCCAAGCTCTCGACGAACTCATCGGCTAACAGATCAGTGGCAACCAAATTGCCACCCGCTCCAGCCGTCGAAGTGACGTGTGTGGCGCGTTTAGCTAGCGCGGAATAAGGGACAAAGAATGACCGCTCAGCTGTGCGCATGACGCCGCCTTTGCGTTCGATTTCTTGGCTCATCTCACGGACGAACCCAGCCTCACGAGACGACCAATCACCACGGGCAGCAGCTAACAGGCCTGAGACCACGCTGTAGTCGACCTTTGTCTCACGCTGTGCGCCGCCTAGGTCAATGGGTGCAACAGTCTCCACAGGTTTGTTGCGCAGTTCTTTGAGAGCGAGCTCCCGTGTCTCTTCAATGCTCAGGCCATTGTCTTCTGCATGCTGGCCAAGCTTGGGCAATCCATGATCAGTGCATAGCTGGCGAATAGATGCGACGCGGGCGCGCTCATTGCTGAGAGCCTTCTTTTCGGCCTCAGCGCGCACCACTTCTAGGTCTGGGGTGGTGGTCACTTTTCGATCCTCAACGGGATTAGGTGGTGCGACTTCTGCCGCAGGTTGTGCTTTTGCACTGCCTTCCGACAGGTTAGTTTCTTCTATCAAAGAGCGTCCAAAACCAACGCGCGGGTCTGCAGCCGACGCGACAACGCTGATCTCATAGGGGGCCCATTTGGTGGCTACAAAATCATCCCCCTGCTCTTCCATCTCATTGATCCGATAGCCAACACTGACGGAACTCATAATCCCATCGCGCACATCATTAAGGACCTCTTGCGCAAAGCTATTGCGCGAAAATCGGACCCTAGCGATCCCTTTTTTCTTGTCTTTGTCCACATAGCCCCGCTCCACAACACCAATCACCCGGTCCATATCGTGATTGAACAGCAACGGCGCCTGACCTGTTAGGCGGCTTGCATCCATGGCCCCTGGCTCATGGGAGAGGACCTCGTTCCCATAAGATCTCTGAACAGGGAACTCAGAAGAGAAACTAAACTCAAAAACGCGCTCATCAACGCTGCGAAATGTAGTTTCCCCCGCGCGCTTGAATAGCTCCTGCGTTACGCGCTGATCATCCTCCGGCGGTGCCTCTAAGGCCTCCGGCGTTGTTTGCTCTTCTGCCATGGATCATCGGCTTGCTGAGATCATGTTATTGATCAGAGCTGGCGTCAGTCTCTGCTGGCTGATTCTCTGCCTGGACAGGCTCAATCACTGCGGGGGGGCTGGTGTCAAAGTTCAGCCCTAGCTCTTCTGCTAGCTCCAGCTCCTGAGCGCGTTGGCGCATCACCTCCTCGAAATCACCGCCCTGCTCGCTAATACATTGGGAGAGCGTCTTAAATCCTGCCCGCACGGCATCAGCGCTAGCTTGCACTTCCTTCTGTGGGTCGACGTAGCTATATCCCCGGAACACCCAGCGCACGCGTTGGAACCGTTGCGGCTCTGTTTCATAGGTTGGCAGGCTCACCATTCCAGACAAGACGGCAAGCTTTAGCCACTCCTCAAACACAGGCTGATAGAACGTCTCACGTAAATAGGTCTGGAACGCCTGCCAGGTGTCCTTATCGCTAAGGCGTGAAAGCCTGCTGCTGCTGTAGTTGCTCTGGCTGTAGTCAGAACTGAGCAGCTCAAAGGACACGCCAAAGCCTGACGCCATAGAGCGCAGCATTTGACGAACGAACGGCTCAAAATCGGCGTCATCGTCCAGGTTTGGCACCTGCACAGATTCGCCCGGTGCCAAGTAAGAAAACGTTCCAGGGGTAAACGATGTGACCCTTTCGTTGTCGTAGATTTCACCGCCTGGGTCTAGTTCACCTTCTGGGGTCTGGATAAAGCCCATTAGCGCTGATGCCGCCCGCTTGCGCACTAGGTGCGCCTCCTGGAAGCCCTGCAGGTGGTGCAATGTGTTTAACGCGCTGGCCATCATCGGGACGCCGCGCGTCTGGCCAGGCCTCAGCCCATCCTGTGAGAACAGATGAACTACATCCTTTGCGTCTAGCAGCAGGTGCTTTGCATCAGCCCCCCGCTTGACGTGAAAGCTTGAATCCCCAGGGTGGCGGCTGTGGAACGCATAACGCTGCGGCCTGCCATAGCGGTCGACCTCAACGCCCATGCGCCACTCATTACCAGCAGCAAGTAGGGGGCCGTTAAATTCCTCATCACATTGGTCAGCCTCAAAGATCTGCAAGCCAAGCGGGACCACAGAACGCCCGAACGGCTGGCGGACCATCCGCACGAAAACCTCGCCCGATTCAGCAATAGCCGTAGTGACCATGTGCTCAATGCCGGCAAAGCTCAGCAGGCCTGCGACATCGCAAGAATCACGCCTGCACCAGTCAGACCATGCCTCCTCGATTACGCGATTGACGCGATCATCAAGCCGGCCGCCGCGTTGTTTGCGCACCTGGGCCTGCAACCGCACGCCCTGTCCAATGACTTGATTACGCACAAGACGGACGGCGCCGCGGGCCCAGTCAGAATCTCTGACTAGCTGTCGACTCCGCGCGCGTAGGCGTTTAATGCTGTGCTTAATCTCTTGATCAGCAGACGTGGTGCTGGTAACCCAACCAGCAGCTAGGCGCCCTGTATTAGCCCCGGCATACATCCGACGCCGTGGCACTGGCTGCGGCTGCCCCCATAGGGCCGCCCATGCTGCGCGAATACCCATGGCTTAAAACCTCACATGCAGACGGTTGGGATCGCCAAGGCCCTGAGCCTTGAGATCAGCGCGACGCTCTCGCCACAAACGTCCTCGCAATTGACTTTCTCGCGCGATCAAATCCGGGAGATCGATCCGTGAAAAGGTTCTAGTCCCGATCGTGAATTGCTTTGTCTTGTCAGAGCCAAGCGCATTGATGGCAGCAACGAATACCTCTAGTTCCTTTTCGGTATCTGTCCGTGGATCATGTGCGCCGCTAGTGCCTGTGAAAGACAGCGAGGCCAAGATCTGAAAACGGCCCTTGGCTAAAACGACCGTGTCGTCAGACTTTGTAGCAATGGCCTGAAACTCCCAGTCCCCGGCATCCATGGCGACAGACTCAGCAGAGGTCAGAACAAACTCCCACCCCGTGCTGTAGTTCGTGCCCGTGACTGTTTTGCCTTGCCCGTCACGATTAGTGCGCAGGTAGTACGTCAGGGCGTAATCAGAATTTGAGACATCCTCGCCTAGATGGTTTTTACCCGCCGACAATCGCCAGCGGATCGTCTCCCCAGCTGTGAACTTAGAGGGGAAATCTGCGCTGCTCATTTTCCCCTACCACTGATGGACATAACCTGACGCTGAGGCCTGCTGCAGTTTAGTTATCGGCTGCTGCGTGGTCTTATCTTGGCTTACAACACGCTTAGCCATCTGATCCCAGATGCTCCGGCGGTCAAATAACTGATAGCAGCGATGCACTGCCGCGTAGGCATACACCATGCAATCGAGAGCCTCAGCGCGCATCCCCGGCGTCAAGACCCATTCATAGCTGACAACCCCTGTCTTACTGGTCTTTCTTTGCTGCCTTTCGGCTGTCAACTGTTTGAAGTATTCCTCTGCTGTCGTGCGGTGAAAATGCAGGGAGCCCTTTACCTCTGGCTCTGTGATCTTTAACCGACCGATCAACAGGGATTTGATCGTGTCAGAACCGACCGGGTAAACCGTCCCGCCCTTTTTAAGCGTCTGGCCCTTGCGGTTGATGTCGACCCGTACAGGCTTCCCTAGGGGTGGCTTATTGCGTACGCTCTGCCCCTTAATGGCAATTACTCCCAAGGCTTGCCGCTCGCGTGCGTACTGGTAGACGGTCGCCGTCATAAATCCAGAATCAACAGCCGTTGCCTTTGAGCGCAGCTTGTAGCCATCCACTCGTTGCCACTCAGTAGTGATCAGTGCGTCTAGCTGTTGCCACACCTCAGGACGGATCGGATCACCCCACAGCTGCTGATGATCGATGAGATAGGCCGTCTCACCTGGCCCCCATCCCCAGGTCGAGATCTCTAGGCGGTCCTGCTGCACATCAACGCCCTGCGTGATCAGGACAACATCAACAGGCACTGTCCCTTCTGCGTAATCATCAACCCTCTGCAGCAGGCCCTCTGCGCTGACCTTGGCCACATGGTCAGGCTCGAAGGTTTCCCCAAGGCGGGTATTCACAAACGTCTGCAGCGTCGCAGCGTTGCCCTTCGCGCGTAGAAACTCGTCCGCCAACTCAGCCCAGCTCAGCCAACCCAGCGGCGAACAAAGCGACGAAAGATGGAAGCCTGCAATCTTGCGATTCTCTGGCCCTGTTCTCAGCCAGCGGCCTTTCCGCAACAGTTCAGTTTTGCAGCGTTCGCCGAATCGTTCCCCGCATTTCTCGCATTCATACTCAGCAGTCTCAGGCCGATCTTTCTCCCATTTCAGCTGAGGGAACCTCAGCACCTGCTCCCAGCCGCAGTGGGGGCAAGGTACAAACCAGCGGCGCTGATCGCTGCGCTCATATTCAGCCTCAACGCGGGAGAAGTGCTTAATCGTCGGGGTGCTGGTAATTAGGATCTTTCGCTTGGAAAACGTCGACGCGCGCTTAATTGCAAGCTCGATGGCGTCACCTTCTGCGGTGACGGGGTACGCGTCGACCTCATCAAGGAAGATGTTCTTACAAGGAGCAGACCTGAGTCCCGTTGGACTATTGGCCCCGGTAAGGAGCATGATCCCGCCGGGGAATGTCTTACTAAAAAGTGTCGTGTCACTATCTCGCGCGCGTGCCGGCGCAATCTTTTCATTAACAATCGGCGTGTCTTTGATCAGGTCCTCTAGCCGCTGCTTTGACAAGCGCTTGCACATCTCCAAAGTCGGCTGGACACACAAAACCGGCCCCGGGTTATGCGCTATCAAGTAGGCAAGCCAATTCAGCCCTGCGGAAGTTTTCCCGGTCTGCGCTCCAAACATAAGCACAACACGCTCAGTCAAACTGCCGGCGCTCAACTCATCCATCACCTCTCTCAAGAATGGCGTTCTGCTAGTTCGCCACGGCCCGGGTTCTGCGCTTGATTTTGAACTGAGCCTGATGTGCTTGTCGGCAAATTCGCTAACCGTCAGCGGCTCATCTGGCCTCAGCCCGTCGGTAAATCCTGTTTCCCATGAATTCATGCCGTGACCTTTGCAAGTTCTTCCAACACCTGCCGGTGCTCATCAGTGAGCACTTTGTTAATCACCGATTCGTCGCTTTCGCCCGCAAGCTCATAACTCAACCGATCAGCCAGGTTCGCCAACCCCTCACGGATGGCACGACCCATAGCGAAAGCAGACGCCTTGACAGCGTCAGCAGCCAGGAGCTCCCCGCTCTGCTGCTCAACCTGGAGCCGTGCCAGTTCCGCCAAGTAGAACTCACGCTTTGCCTTAGACACCGCCAACGGGGGGACCGCTTCGGACGGCGTCGCATCGACAAGCGCAGCGGCTACATCATGCGGCTGCTTGGTCGCATCGACTAGCCCCGCAGGTGGTCGCCCTAGGCGTGACATATCCCACAGCTCTAGGGCCTTGTCTTTATGGATCAGCTTTTTACCGTCAACCTCAACAACAGCCTCAGCCAATCCCCCGCGCTTGATGCGCTGAGAAACCGCAGGCAAAGAGACACCTTTCAGCCTTGCCAAATCAGACGGAGTAATCAGCAAAGGCTTATTCGTTAACTGCTTCAGCCTAGGTTCTAAAAGACGTTAAGGGTCCAGATTTTCTAGCGCTAGGCACAAATCGAGCGCGGATGACCA